CTATCAAAGAAGTCATTCATTGCGTTTTCATCAATAGTGTCAACTTTATATGTTTCTTGTACTATATAGGCGGACTCGGCAGACTCTACTGAGTTCTCAATTACTAGAGAACCACCATGTGTTTCATCTTCTGAGATTATGTTATCTCCAGAACCAGAAGTTTCTTGGATAATTAATCCAGAAGAATCTTCCAAACTGAAGTTCTCATTAAACGTCCCTATTTGTTCAAGACTAACTTGATACGCAAGTTGATCTAAACTATTGTCTGTCTCAATGGCATCAATTTCAGCAATACCAGTATCAATGTCTTCTGAACCATATTCGAAGGTTTTACACTTCAACTTATATGTAGGTAGATTGTGAACTTGATAAAATGGATCATCGTGATCTACAAAAGTAATCTCAAATAACTTATTACCCTTTGACCAATATATCAAGTCTCCTTCATTCGGACGTAAGGATACGATAACATTATTATCAATTGATACGAACTGTTCCCATCGCCTTCTAGCTACTGTGAATGTCGCATCATCCTGTATATCCAAACCAAACTTAGACATGAGTTCTTTTTCACCCTCATATCCATCTACATTATCAACATACATCTCAATGAGATATGCATCCTCAAAACTAGAGAGAGAATCTTCGCCAAATAATTTATCTTCTGATACCAATCTACGAGGAATATAATAAACATCCTGACCATAGATACGCAACTGTTCTATGATTAAATCTTCATAGAGCGCTTGTTCTGGTCTTGTTCCTGTATCAAAATAAACATTAGTTGGCATTATGTTACCCTATCATATGCATTGGTGGCAACTCATACGCAAGTTGTATTTGTTCTTCAAGTTTGTTAATCTCTTCTTGTGCCTGAGTATATATCTGTTCACCGTTTAGTGCAACTCCACCCAACATTTGGATACCTTGAAACTTAGAAAGGTTTGCACCCCACTGTAGTTTGATTAACTGTGCTGCATACTTCTTTAAGAATAAGTCATCCCACACATCAATAAATGTTTCTGGGTCTAATTTACGATAACACTCAATAACAATGTAATCATCAGCAACAACATCAGTCTGCCAATCCATATCAATGTACAATCTATTTTGATGTTGGTTGTGACGAATTGCAGTATCACCTGTTAGGATATGATCTAGAAAATCTAGATGTTGCATAGTCTGTTCGTACTGAATAACTGAAGTAGAACCAAAACTATACAAGTCATTCAACCGTAGTTGATACTTAACGTCAAACATGTTCATGCTTGTCTTATCTGTGAAAGGGAATACCTTTACCACAGATATTACTGTAGAAGGAACAGGAATATAATTCTTCTGTTCTTTCCAGACTGCTGTTGTCGTACCATCAACGTCTGTTGCTGTTGCAAGTGAGTTGTCTGATCTAGCCCTATCAATATCTGCTTGAGTAACCTGATACTTCAGATAAATTCTTTCAATACCATCATAGTGATATTGGGCAAAAAATTGCAGTGCTTGGTCAATTCTGTCTTCTACTTGATCTGGATCAACATTTATTTCAATCACAGGTTTACCTAGTGATCTGAGACAGTATTCTTTAAATGTAGTCCTTGTATTTGGTGATGCCATATTTTTATCCTAGTGCAACTGCTAAAGCTATTGCGAATCCTTCCTCTGCGCCCCGATTTGCAATCTCAACAATTGTTCCATCGGCTTGTTTCGTATATATCTTCTGGTCAGATGAGTTAACCGCAATTTCCCCAACCGCCAAATCACCGCTGGATGGAACAGCTGATGCTGACTCCGAGCGTTTAGGTTTGATTTCAGTAGCCATATTTTATATCCTTAATAACTACTATTTATGAACCGTATGTTCCACCGTCTATTGCTGTTACAGTTACAGCACCAGATGCGACAGTAAAGTTGTCTGAAGAAAATGATGCAACACCCTTATTTGAAGAAGTAGCAAGTTCTGCATCCACTGTAAATGAATTACCACTGTCACTGTATGTCAAGTCAATACCTTCACCAGCAACAAACAATGCGTTGATTCTATCATCAACTCTTTCGTCTGTATAGAATAGATTTCCACTCTCTGCAAAGTCGCCAGTATCAAATGTATGTGAACCACCCAGCGCAATTGCCTGTGAGTTGATAGTTATTCCACTATTAGTAAGTTTTGCATTTGCAATAGAACCAGCCAACATGGCATTAGTAATACCAAGTGCCTTAACTTGTATTGCGTCACCAGCGACTTGAATGGATGAATCATCAACCGCAACATCAATTGTATTACCAGTTTTAGATAAAGCAGCACCAGCTGAGATTTGTCCAGCACCAGAGAACTGTTCAAATGTAATTGCAGTTGTACCTAGTGTGATTGCTCCATTTGTACTTAAAACATAACCGTTGTCTGCGTTTGCAGTACCTTCTTCAGTAAATGTAAATGCACCAGAAGTTAATTCTGAAGCTGCGTCTGCATCTGGAGTTCTTGTTAGAACAAATGCAGCAGAACCAGAACCAACAGTGGTTACTTTATAGAAACCGTTTTGTGCTTGAGTTGTTTGATCTTTGACAAGTAGTCTGTCAGATGTAGTAAGAGAAACCCCATCAACTGTAATTGCACCGTTAGAACCAGCAGTAATTGTTCCTGCTCCGTTGTTATATGTTCCAGCAAGGTTTGCAGTTGTAGCAACTCTTACGGATGATTTAACGTCAAGTCCATTTGCAACACTGTCAACGTATGACTTAGGTACAAGTGATTGCGAACTAAATCCAGCACGTCCTTCATAACCAGAAGGTACGATAACTGAGCCTGAACCGTTTGGTGTTAGGTTAATGTTACCATTTGAATCTGTAGATGTAATTGAATTACCATCTAAAGTGATGTTATCAATAGATGCAGTAGTCAATCCACTCAAGGCGGTGATTGTGCCACCAAGAGAGGTGTCTGTATCACCAATTGTAATACCATCGTTAGAGAGTTTTGCATTTGCAATAGAACCAGCCAACATGGCATTAGTAATACCAAGTGCCTTAACTCTAAGAGCGTCTGAGTTGGTTTCGATAGATGAATCATCCACACCAACTGCAAGAGAAACAGTAGCACCAAGTGCAACTGAACCACCACCAGATAAACCATCACCAGCTGTAACTGTTACAGCACTATTAGAAAGTTTTCCGTTTGCGATTGAACCAGCAAGTTGGGCATTAGTAATTGTACCAGTAAGAGTAGAGGTTGCAACAGCAGAGAATCCAAGTTGTCCACTACCATCCGTCTTTAAAAAGTGTCCAGCAGTTCCATCTGCTTGTGGATGTTTTAATCCATCAATAATAACGTCACCAGTACCAGCTGGAGTAATTGTAATGTTACCATTTGTGTTTGTTGAGGTGATAGCATTACCATCTAGGGTAAGGTTATCAACCAATAATTCGTTAAGTTTTTTACTTGAATCGACAAGGAGAGCAGTACTTGCTGTAACTGTTCCGTGTGCGTGATCCATTAATCCAGTATAATACGCACCACCAATTTTGAATGGAGTGTCTGAATTTGTTGTGTGATGCCCGATATATAATCGTCCACCATTACCACCAGCATCTGTATCAGTAGAGCTTGTATCATAAACGTATGCGAGTTCACCTTGCTCTAAAGTAGATGGTAAGTTTGCGGTTGAAGTCCGCTTTTGTTGAATAATAGTTGCCATTGTTTTCTACCTTGTTTTAATTAAAAAGTTCCACCGTTAAGGCGAATTTCGCCAGTATTGGTTTCTATTGTTTGTGTTACTTCAAATTTCGAAGTGTTACCATTGTATTGTATCATTGCTCCATCAGCGATGCCAGATGCATCTACATCAGATAGTTCTGCGAGCGCCCCGCCTGCAGCACCTGACGGCCCAGCAGGGCCGGGCACAGTTATTCGTGTAACCCTTGCCTGATTGCCTTGAGAAACAGAACCTACAATAGTTGATGTTCCTGTCAATGTTGCGCTAATAGACATCTATTATTAACTCCTAGATACGCTTGGATTCACTGTAGCAATACCTTCAACCACTCTTGTCTTGAGTTCAGATACAGATGTTATGAGAAGATCATAAACATACCGTCCCGACTCAAGAGCAGATGTTTGAGTATCAGTAAGTGAAATTGTTATTTTGCCTGTAGTTCTGGTTGCATCAAATGCTGTCGTAAATGATGTAGAGGTCGAGGACTCATACGTTTTACGAATTTGTGCAAGGGCAGTATATGCCGTAAGATCAAGTGCAGTACCATCACTATCAGAGATAGTAACGGTGGTGCTGAAATCAGT